CCTGCACCTCGAAGTAAGCGCCGGCATTCATTGACTCGATCTTGAGTTCGAGCAGGCGCTTGACCGACTGCGCCAGCGATTTCTGGACCTCGCGCACGCAGACGCTGCGGCTGGACTGGTCCATGATATGCGCCTCGATCAGCATCTCGGCAAAGGTGTGCGACTTGCCAGAGCCACGGCCGCCGTGCGCGCCTTTGTAGCGCGACGGCTCAAGCAGCGGCAGCGCCCACTCGGGTGTCTCGATGCGCAGGGTTGTCATTTGCTCAGCACTCGCATTGCTCTTGCAGCCACTGCTGGAACCCAGCCATTTCCAGTGGCTTTGAGTCCGTCCATCCCTCTGGCCACATCATCAGGATTTCTTGGCATTTTGGTGTAGTCATCCGCTGGTAGAGCCGCATCAATTGCTCTTGCAAATTGCCGTCTGCGTGATTGACTCGGATCAACTTCAACGGGTTTCGGAAAGTCCAAGCCTTCCAGCTTTGCGCTGTCGGTGTAAGCAACCAAGTAAAACCTGGCTCTGTGATGCGCTGCTCCAATGGTGGACGCATAGAACACTCCCCAGCGCGCATCAAACCCCATTCTGGCCAAGTCTCCAAGAACTCGTCCAAGCCCCCGAGAAGTGAGCATTGGCGAGTTCTCCACAAGGACAATTCTTGGTCGAACTTCACGAATGATTCTGGCCATTTCCATCCAAAGTCCTGATCTTGCGCCATCCAATCCTGCCCCCCCCCGCACTGGCTGATGTCTTGGCATGGGAATCCTCCGGTGACAACATCGACAGACCCTCTCCATGCTTTTCCGTTGAACGTTCTGACATCGTCCCAGATTGGGAATTGTTCGATGACTCCGTCTTGCATTCTGTCAAGCATGATCTGACGCGCTCCGGCATCAAGTTCAACAGCGCAGACGGTGCGCCATCCAAGCAGCTTTCCGGCCAAGACGCTGCCACCTGCTCCTGCAAAAAGTGCCAGCTCATTCACTTCACCACCACGCGCTCAATCTTCTGGATGGCCAGCGGCCGGTCTGGATCGCCAGTCAGCTCCAGCTTGTCGCCGTACTTCTTTGGGGCCAGCTTGGACAATAGCCATTTGCGGGTATCGACCTGCAGCTTGTGCTTCTGAACGGCCGCCCAGTCCTTCTTGCCGTCCGGCTGCAGTCCGACATCCACATCGCTCAGCTCCAGAACCTCCTGCGCCATGCGCTCGATCAGCTCCTCGCGCGCACGCGCGTACCTGTCGGCCAGCTCCTGGTCAACATTCACCCAGCCAATGAACGTGCTGTGCGGAACACCAGCGGCCTGGCAGGCTTTGAAGCAGCTCAGACCACCATGCATTCCTTCCAGGACTTTCTTGGCCAGGTCTGCGCGATCCTGGCTGCCATCCTTGGTCGGTTTATTGGCCTTGGTCGTTTTTGCTGTCGCCATCATTCACCTCTCCACCAGATCGCCACGGCCAGTGCTGTTGCAGCCAACCACCAGCCCTGATGGCCAATGATTGCACCGATGGCAATCGCCGTGATCAAGTTAATTTTGTGTGGAATCGTGGTCATGCCCGATTGTCCTTCAGAATTTGCTGCCGCGCCATCTTCATTGCATCCTTGAGGTCAATCCTGAGCTGCTCGTTTGCTTCCTGCTCAGCCTGCAGCTTGGCATAGACCTCGGCTGCAAACTTGGCCAGCGTGTCGTGCTGCCAGGTGCTGAAGTTTGGTTGGTCGGCTGGTTGCGTCATGCAAAGTTCTCCAAGTTCCTCATCACCATCTGGTGCAACTCAGGTCTATTTTCTTTCAGCAATTTTGCATCAAGTCCACGGCTGGTCAAACGCTTGCGCTGCTTATCCCATGAGAGCCAGTAGTTTGCTTTATTTTCAACATATTCATTGGCAAACAATTTCACGCCTAAATATCTACCTGTTGGGTCTGTATCTCGTGAAAAAACAGACCACTCTGAGCCATACATTTCTCGCAACTCAAATAATTCTTCCCAGTCATCTGACAGGTTTCGATTGCCTTTGTACATTGCCATGATCGTTCCTCCACTGGTTGATCTATAGATGGGTCTATAGAGTAATCTATCCACAGGATTGCGTCAAGTGATCAGGCACTGCAACCCACTGCGGGACACTGGGACAAGGGACACCCCTTCTAAGTAAGGGGGTGTGTCCCATGTCCCAGGTGCTTCCTGCGCCTTGTCCTCGGGACACTTGTCCCAGTTTGTCCTGTCTTGTCCCATTTGTCCCACCCTACTTTTCAGTCCTTCGGACCATCAGCGTTGCTGCCGTTGCGTTGTCTGAGACCACCCAGCCATGCTCATGCGCCACAATAATCTGAGCGTTCAGCAGGTTATAAATCAGCCGTCCTTTTTTGCTTTCCTGAGCGTAGGTTTTTGCTGTCGATTCTGTCAGTCCTTCGTTTGTCGTCAGATATTGAAGCAGTGCGCTGCGCGACAGATAAGGCATTTTGTCTCGGTCTTCAGCGCCAGCGTGCCACCAAGCATTTGTAAATTTCCGAATATCTTTTTGAATCTCGGATTCTTTTTTCGGTTTTTGCTCAGGCGCATTTTCTTCAATCACGAATACTGCGCCTTTTATTTCCTCGCCATCCTCATCAATCCACCCCAGAGGCACCGTCTCCAGCTTGCCGAAGAACGGATTGGGAGGCTCTGCGTCCTTCATTTTGGTGCAGGAAATCTCGATGCTGTTGTCGTTCTTGGAGACCAGGATCGATGCGTCCAGTGAGGCCTTCCAGGCGCTGGAGCCGCGTGCGCGCTGCTTGGACTCTGCTGCATGTCCGGTGTGGTGATTCAGGCACACGCTGGCGCTCAGTGCTCGGGCCACGATGTTGCATGCGTTGAGCATGTTGCGGGTGTCCTTGGCGCTGTTCTCATCGCCACTCATGTGGTTGTTGACCGTGTCGATGAATATCGCCACCGCATCGTCCTGGGTGATCTCTCGCACCGCGTTGATGATCTGAGCTGCAGCGGCTGGACTGTCGATGTCGATCGCCTTGTTCGAGATCAGCAGGTTGTCCAGATTCTGGATCCCCTGGGCCTTGCACCAGGCTGTGACGCGCTGGCGCAAGCCGTAGTTGCCTTCGCCGGCCATGTAGACCACCAGGCCTTCCTTGGTCTTGTGGCCATGCCATTGCAGGCCGGCAGCGATGTGGCAGGCCATGTCCAGAGTGATGAAGGTCTTGCCGGAGCCTGACTCGCCGTAGACCATGCTCACGCCGCTGTCTGGAATCCAGCCTTTGATGATCCAGCGTAGCGGAGCAGGCTGGCCAAGGTAAGACGTTGCCCTGGTGAAATAGTATTCTTGCACCTGCGCTCTGGTGGCCTCCAGGATTGCCTCGGCTGCATCGCTGCCCAAGCTGGTGGCCGCAGCCACGTCTGATTCAGGCTCATATCGGCAGACCGATCTGACGATCTGGGACAGCTCAGACGATGGCAATGGAATCTCGCAGCGGGTCTCGTTGGCAATGGCCAGCGCTGCCATGATCTCTGCCTCGGTCATGCCGTAGCGCCGCATGGCACCGCCCAGGGCTGTCAGACCGTTGTTCCGGCTGCCTTGGATCAGACCGCCGCCCGTGGTGACCGCCTGGCGTGTCTCAGGCTTGCGCATCGCCCTATAGGACTGCAGCCACTGCTCTGGGATCGTGAAAGGTGCCACGCCATCGAACGGATCGGATGACGCCTCCCACTGGTAGCTGCGTCCTTCAATCGTCGAGGGGAAGGCCACAAAGTACCGGCCATCGGCCAGCAAGTCCACACCTTCGGCCAGCTTGCAGGATCGAATCTCTGGGTTGTAGACGCCGATGTGGTGCTCACCACCACCTGCAGTCATCTGCATGGCACCGTCTGGCACCTTGCCATTGGACTCCAGCCAGCTCGACCAGGACGAGTCGCCACCATTCCTGGGGTCCACATCGAACACCACAATGCCAGATCGTTCGCCGGCCGCAATGCCGATGTTGAAGTCTGGGTTCTGCGCCCACCACCTGGCGATCTGCTCCGGGTCTGTCGTGGCGTCTTTGACCCCATGCTGAGTGGCAGGCACCTTGCCATTAGGGACCACTGGCAAGACGTGCCAGCCCCAGGATGCGTAGGTCAGTGCTGCTTCAGCCTTGGTTGTCATGAGTGCGACCTTCCAAGTAGTTGGACAGCGCCATCAAGACCTTGTAGGTCGGATTGGCGTCTGGGTTGTCCCTGACCTCTCGGATGGTGTTGTAGTGCAGCCCAGTGGCCTCTGCGACCTTGGCCGGCATCCTGTCGGACAAGGCCTTGCGAATCTGCTCCAGGGTCATCATGTTTGAATCCTCTATAAAAAAATTTCCGGTGGGTGTTGACATCCTACATTTTTTTGGAGTACAGTGCAAGCACACCTCGAACTGATTCCCAGACGGAGGTGCGAAAAGGAGAGCCAATATGGCAATCAACGTGAAGACCACCGGCAGCCTGGCTGCCAACGGTGTGAAAGTCCTGGTCTATGGCCAGGCCGGCGCAGGCAAGACCTCGCTGATCAAGACCCTCCCAAGCCCCATCGTGCTGT